ACATATAGCTGTTAGAATTGCTACTATATCCATGTTTCTCACCTACTTTAAATCAAATTTCTATCACCATTCCTTTTCTATTTTTTGCATAATAAAAGCACCTATATTATCAAGGTGCTAATTTGTTATATAAGCTTTCTTTGTCTGGTATCCTAAACTCGTATTCTACTTCACCAATGTCGTTTTTCTTGAATTGATATTCCCCAATATATTCTCCGTCACTACTCTCTATTCCAGAATAAACTTGGTCATATTTTTGAATATTATTAAATCTAGCTACTTCATCAGCATTACTAAATATATACTCTTCCATATTTGTCATTATGGTTTCGTAATCGTCTTTAACTGTGATTATGTTTTGCAAAACATATGTTACCTCATCTGACACGGGAGATTTCACTCCTTCATCAGATATAACCATACTAACACTTTTTATAACGCCATTGTTACTACATCCTACAAATCCTAAACATAAAATTACCAATAATAATATCTTCTTCATATCCCTACCCCTAAAGTTATAATCTTATATAACTTTATAATATTTCAATCATTTTGTAAATAGCCTACTCTCTTCCTAAGCTACACCTAAAACACACTTTTTTTCACTATTTTTACACCTGTTTTGCACTTTTTTACACCTATTTCACACCTATATTTAGGAGTTCAAAATATGAACATCCGAAAATTTTTCTGTGGGTAGTTTTAATGATTACTATAAAATAATTTCATAAAGAGGGGGAATGTTCGGATTTCTACCTAATAACACTATATAATTATAAGTTATATGATGTTGATTAAAGCATACTATTCGCAAAATATCAATTTTACGAAATGTATATCACACTCTAATGTATTTACCAAACCCTTGATAATACTACGTTCTAGCTATATTAGTATCTATCTATATATCTTTAAAAGCAAAATTTTATACGAATAGTATGCTATCTTACTCAATTTTAGTCTCTAAAATGATTTTACACACTAAAAATATAGCTTATTCTCCGAACATTACAGGCTTATATCCTATGCTATTGTACGTTGCTATATGTCAAGGGTATGTAAAGTTTGCATATCCTTTAATATATTACAATTATGTTACAAATAGTGTTAATATTGTATGACTATCCACTCATATATACTCATTAAATAATTGACACACAACATTA